TTTGCTTTTAGAAGCAATGCAAACAACAGAACATCGCTGGACACTATTTTAGCCAGACGTCAAAAAGAATATAGTGAAGGAACGCGATTCTTTATGGATGTAGATCCTGATACTTTGATTCCCATAAACGGTCGAATATTTACAAGTACCACGTTTGTTGAGAAAATCGGGTCTCTTTATTTTCCTTACACAGGCGAAAGTAGAAACCGTAATACGTCAAGCGCAACAGGTTATGCACTGCCCAACCCAGACCCTTGCAAGCCACCTAACCTTACGTCGATTCTTTCAGACCCAAACAATCCAAAGATGGCGTTTGAGATTTATTGGCGCGATGCAACAGTTGCCGGAAATGCTTGGCGTCTTTTAAACAGCAAGCCGTTAATTGTTGCGACAGCAGATTCAACAACAATGTTCTCAAGCCTAAAAATCCAGCATCCAAGTCTGAGTTCAATTCAGCTTAAGTTTGAGCCAATCCTTCCAGACGATTTTGCCAAGAATCATATGGACTATAATGCTACTCTTTTTGGTGCCGATATATCACATTTTGCTCAAAGCAAGGGTAGCTTTCCTATTATTTATAGCCGCAACTCTTCAGAAACTACGATCAACGGCAACGACGGTTTTAAGTTGACATTCAAAGGCGGGTTTGCACCATTCTTTGGTGATGTAACTCTGGATGATCAATCAACAAACTATGTAGCCAGCGTTAGCTATGTAAACGAGGTCATTCAAGACTCGCCAAGTTATCCGTTTATGGGAATTGCACTACTCAATATACGCGGCTTTAAAGGAATGAGCAGCCTGGGCCAGATGTCAATTTACTACGACAACGGCGCTCAGATCAGGCTGCTTGAGACAGGCGCTGATGGAACGTCAAACATGTTCCCAGAGCTAGCAAACTATTTGTTAACGACGTTTCCTGGTGGCACTGGAGCAGTTACTTCTGCTGCACTTGATATTCCATCTTTTATCAAAGCCATTACGTTTACAAGATCTAAGAAACTGTTCTTTGATGGCGTAATAGAAGACAAGAGCGGTGCATTTGAGTTCATTGCTGAATATGCACCATACTTCCTATTGAACTTTGGAATGGTTAAAGGCAAATATGCTTTTTCTATTGCCACCCAAGACTCATCAACTGGAACGGGCACTGCTACTGCTTCTCAGAAGTTAACTTTAGACGACATTATTGCTGACTCTTATCAGGTTGAGTACGCAACATTGCAAGACCGACAAGAAGCAATCGTGAATGTCACTTATCGTCTTCAGGAGCGATATATGTTGGGCGAACCACGGACTGTAAGTGTCGCTCCAGCTGCTTATACCGGTTCAAATATTATTTCGATTGACCTGTCTGGTTTTTGTACCACGGAAACCCACGCTGTTACTTATGCAAGATTTGTCCTTGCTACGCGATTGACCCAAACTCATACCGTCAGCTTTACCACCTTTTTGGATCGGATTGATCTTTCGCCGGGGCGTCTGTTTACGTTTGACTTTACGGTGACGGCTAGTACTGGTAAAACGTACAAGAACACCAATCAGTATCAAATCGTTTCAGCCCTCTATCGTGCAGACGGCCTGGTGGACATTGAAGCGGTTGAAATGCCAACCAACCTTTCAAGCCTGGTCTTTAGCAACACGTATAAAGTAGTGACATGAGCTTCCCTGCGATTAATCCCACAACACGGACCTGGACGCCTGGTGATTTTGGGCAGTCCAGTTTTAACGCTGCAAGTGGAGCGGAAGTCCGTCTGCTTTATGGCGCTGTTGCGACGGGTCATGGCCTGTCGTTAACTTTTACCAATGTGAACGAAACGAATGCTTTAGCGTTTAACACGCATTACGGCACGGTGAAGGGCAGCTTTAATACGTTTGCACTGCCGACTCAGGCGTTTGCTGGCATGACAACAGCCTTTCCTATTGGAACGAACAAATGGAGATATGCAGATCGACCATCGGTTGAAGCGGTAAAGCCAGGTATTTATAATGTTTCTGTCAGCCTCATCGCTGTTTACAGCTAAACTAAGGCCATGGCCAAGCATTTTACCGGCATTGATGGCAGCCTAAGGGTTGACGGCACTCAGGTCGCAAAGTTGAGCGAGTGGTCGTTCACAGCTGAGACCAGCACGTTGGAGACCACAAGCCTGGGTGATTTTGCCCGGACTTACGTCCCTGGCATTCAAAGTTTTTCTGGCGCGTCAACCGCTTATTACTACGTCACTGCATCCAACACGATTGATGGTGGCGCATTAATCGAAGATGTCATTCGGACAAGCGCACCAAACACAACGGCTACTCACACAATTTTGCTGAGACTGGCGGACACGACAAATCGCGAGGTGGAGTTTAAGTGTGTCGTTACTTCAGTTTCGATTAGCTGTCGAGTTGGCGATTTAGTAACAGCATCTATTGCATTTACGGCCTCTGGTGCTTTGACGAAGGCAACGCTGGGTTCCTAATCATGGCTGTTTACCTCGGGGCTCACGGGATTATCGAGCTAACCCGTACCAGCGAACAAAACTATCTAAGCAGCACACTGGATCCAGCGGATGTAAACGTCACAGCCAAGCGATTCAGCTTTGACTTTGGCAACAACCGTTTTATGACGGGAGACCTGCTGGAGATTACACGGATGACTGCAGCTGGAGCGGTTAGCACCAGCAATTTAGATTTTGTTGATGCCGCTAGTTTTCCTGGAGGAGCCCAGTCACCACAAGGGCAGTGGTACGTCAATGTTGATGCAGCCAATGGCGTCCGTCTTTATACGACTTGGAACCAAGCCTTAACGGGTGGAACGACTAATGCTGCGACGTTGGCAACTCCTGCTTCAAGTTATCCGATCCAAGTAAAGCTCAAAAACAATGCTCGTCGTATTTTGGGTGAGGTTACAAATTACGAGCTGAACACTAACCGTGAGACTGCGGACGTTACGTCTTTAGGCGAAGCATTCCGGCAGAGAGTTAGCACCTTGATTACGGGATCAGGCAGCTGCACTGCTTTCTGGAGCCACGATGCATATGCGACTGAGAACCGTAACATCAATGCCTATGAGAACGAAGTTAGTCAATATCTGCACCAATTAGTCCTTCGTCAAGACCTTGGAGCAAGTTTCCGCGCTCGTCTGTATCTAAAGACTCGTGCGTCTAAGCCTTATACCGGCGGTGTTCCTGGTCCAAATACGGAACAGGTTTATTACGAGTTTACCGGGCTGATCACTGAGGTCGGAGTTGCCTTTAATGCCGACGAACCAGTCCGAAGTCAGATTAATTTTGTGACCACAGGCGAGCTTAGTCTGTTGTCCGAGCCTGCAGCTAGCCTGGTCCTCAATCAGACTGGTGGCACTGTTGTTCAGCAGAACAGCAGCGGTAACGTGGCGTTGCAGTCGCCTTAAACTGAACCCATCGCACCGTCTCTGGTATGGCTGATCTCAAAGTTACAGAACTGAATGCAATTACAGCGTCTTCCGTTGTAACTGACGACGTGCTTCTGCTAGTTGACGTGTCGGCTGGCGAGGATAAAAAGATTGAACCAGATGAGCTTGTAGAGGCAGGTTTAAGTCTGCTTGGAACGGGTGTCATTGCCGGGAACAAGCTTGTTGATAACAGTGTTACAGCGACTCAAATCGCAGCGGATGCTGTTGGTGCCAGTGAACTTGCTGATAATGCTGTTGATGAAGGTGCGATTGCTTCAGGAGCAGTTCACGGCACTGCAGTCCCTGGCACTGGTTCCAAGGTTCATATTTATGCCGCTTCGATTGGAACTGCGGACGTTGGCAACGATCAAATCACGGAAGCAAAGATTGCTGACGACGCAGTAACTGCAGATCAGATTGCAGCAAATGTCGTTTCAGGCTCTGAGACAACACTTGGCACGATTCATATTGAAGCGGGTTCGATTGGTGCGGCGGATATTAAGGACGCAACTATTACTGCAGCCAAGCTGACGGGTGGGGCGTTAATTCCGACTAGCGGCATCCTTGACGCTGACATTAGTGCCAGTGCTGATATTGCAGTCAGCAAGCTTGAAGATTTTAGTCCCAACGAAGTTTTAGCTGGTCCAGCTACTGGTGCAACCGATGCTGCGCCAACAGCTAGGGCTTTGGTTGCTGCTGATCTGCCTGTTGGAACGGCAAGTGCTAATGGTGCTGTTTCCGTTCCACTGCTAGGCGGTCTGAATATTTCATCCGGCCAAATCAGCCATAGCAATGCTGTTAGTGCCGCTGACTTGGGTTATGTCGCTTTTGACGCTCAAGGCCATATCACGTCAGGTCGTGCATTAGCTGCAGGTGATCTGCCTGTTGCAACAACATCTGCTGTTGGCGGCATCAGTATTGGCAGTGGCCTTAGCATTTCGGGTGGTTCTGCAAGTCTTGATACGGCTTCAAGTTCAGCGTTGGGCGGTATCAAGCTGAGTAGCGATGTCACGCTGAACGGCAGTACTCAGCTTGAACTTGCCACTAGCGGCGTTGTTGCTGGAACGTATCCAAAAGTTACGGTCACTAGCAAAGGCATCGTCACTGCTGGCACAACGCTGGCTGATACCGACATTCCAAATCACAGTGCAGCACTGTTGACATCTGGAACGTTGGATGCGGCAAGACTTGGCGCAAATACGATCACTGGCGCAAAGATGACCAATGATTCGACTTGCGTTATTCAATCCACGACCCCTGCCAGCGGTGATTTTGAAGGTCAATTTTTCCTGAATAGCAGTTCCAATGTTTTAACGGTTTGGAACGGCTCAACATTTGTTGCAGTTTCGGCGGCTGCTGCGATTGACGACGGCACTTACTGATCAGAGTAAAATCACAAGTATTAACCCCGGCTGTTTGCAGCGTTAAGGATGGCTATTCAAAATCTGCGGTCTTCTACTGCAAACAAGCGTCCTGACCCAACTTCAATGGTGAACGGTCAGCTGGCGGTAAATTATGAGAATCAAAGTCCAGGCATTTATTTCAAAGATGATCTTGGCGCTCTAGTCAAGGCTGGTCCTGCTCACGTCAGTTCCGTTGCGCCAAACGCATCTGCTGCTGGAACGACTGGCAATTCAGATGGCGAATTATGGTTAGACACAACCACGACACCAGCAACATTACGAGGCTGGACTGGTACGGCGTGGGAAGCATTGATGAACAGTATTGGCGATGGTATCCGAATTGGTTTACCAAAAACCATCACCAATTCCACCGACACGGGTAGCAGTGGTGAAATCTGCTGGGATAACGATTATATCTACGTTTGCGTGGCGACAGACACTTGGAAGCGAGTTGCTTTGAGCACATGGTAGAAGCGTTTAGACTGCAGTTATAAATTCCAGCCTTTAGGTGTTAAGGAATGGCTTTACAGCACAAGCGATCTTCTATAGCTAGTAAGCGTCCGGTCGCTACTAGCTTGTCAGACGGCCAGTTAGCGATCAACGTCAATGCTTCTAGCCCTGGCGTATTTTTCAAGAACTCCAGCAACGTACTGACAAAAGTTGGTCCGATCCACATCGGGACAACCGCACCAAACAGCAGTCCTGCAACTGGGGGTTCTACTGGTAACTCGATTGGTGAGCAATGGCTGGATACGAGTAACAGTCTTTATGTCCTGAAGTTTTGGGACGGTAGTGCTTGGAAAGAGCAAACCGTTGTTCAAACCACTGGGGCAACAGGATCTGCTGAACTGCCAGCTGGAACGACAGCTCAACGTGACGCATCGCCTTCTGCTGGTTACATTCGATTCAATACAACAGATTCAAGCTTTGAAGGCCACGACGGCTCAGCTTGGGGAGCTATTGGTGGTGGCGGTGGAGCGACTGGCGGTGGCAGTGACCAATGGGCTGTCGAACATGACAACACAATTACGACGTCCTATACTATTAGTAGCGGCAAGAACGTTATCTCTGCTGGACCGTTGACGGTCAATAGCGGTGCAACTGTCACCGTACCTTCCGGTTCTAACTGGGTGATCGCTTAACCATGCCAATTACTATTGATGGAAACGGTACTATCGGCGGCCTTACTGCCGGTGGTTTACCTAATGGAACAGTCACAAGAGATGACCTTGCAACAACTGCTAAAGGTAGTGTTTTGCAGGTTGTGCAAGTTGTCAAAACAGATTCGTTCACTACAACTAGCAGCAGTTTTGTTGACGTTACAGGCTTGTCTGTTTCAATAACGCCATCCGCCACAAGTAGCAAAATTTTAGTTATGGCAAGCATGTATATAGGCACAAACAACACTAGTGCTGACAATAAATTTCAACTGCTACGCGGCTCAACAAACATTTTGACGAATGAAATTTTATCCCGTTCTGCTGCGACCGGCGACGTACAAAATTTTGCTATAAATTTTTTAGATTCACCATCCTCGACTTCTTCCTTAACGTACAAAGTGCAGGCTTTATCTGAAACCAGCAACGAAACTATTATCAATTCAAGGAACACCAGCCCCAGTGGACCTTTTGGTAACAGCACAATTACTTTATTGGAGGTAGCAGCATGAATCATTCCGCTATTCGCAAGGCATATCCACAGGCTGTCACTATTGACGACAGCACTGGGGCGTTTGATGCTGACGGCAATCAAGTAACTCTTGATCAAGCGTTAGTTGATGCAGCAGAAGCTGAAATCAATGCAGAACAAGCTGCAACGGCTTACCAGCGTCAACGTGCTCTTGAATACCCACCAGCTGCTGACCTTGCAGATGGCTTGTATTGGGCAAGCAAGGGTGACAACACAAAACTAACTGAATACTATGAAGCTTGTGAAGCTGTTAAAACTAAATATCCAAAAGGAGGTGCAAGCTAATGCCTATTAAATTAAACGGGGCAACGTCTGGATCGGTTGAACTGGATGTGCCCGCAGCTGTAAGTGGCGGTGATGTAAACCTAACTGTTCCTGGTGCTGGAACGCTTGATCGCCTAGAGCGTGCTGGCAATATTTTGCAGGTTGTGCAAAGCACTAAAACAGATACGGCAAGCGTTACCGGGGGCACCTTCGGAGACGTAGGTTTGTCAGCAGCGATTACACCTACATCTTCTTCTAGTAAAATTTTA